AAACGCCAAACAAATTCAAGGCTCGCATTACATGACAGAGATACAACCTTGGGATGCTATTACAGACTGGGAGTTAGGCTTTCTTGATGGCTGCGCTGTCAAGTACCTATCTCGGTGGCGTAAAAAAGGTGGTGTAAACGATTTAAGAAAAGCCGTGCATTTTATAGAAAAGCTAATCGAAGTGGAGATTGCAAATGAGAAAAGCTAGAGACAGACAACCGATAATTGATTATTGTAATAAACCACGAACTTCAAGGGATATTATGGCTACCTTTGTTTTAAGTAGCGGAGTAGCTCATTGCATTTTGAATCAGCTTATTCAACAAAAGCTAATTATGAAAGGGAAAAAAAGCATTGGTAAATCAATGAAATGGATGTACGTAATACCTGATAAGCAACAGTTGTTACATCAATCAAACGATATGCCAATGGGTAATTTATTAGAATTGCTACCTGCTCACGACCCGTTTGGTTGGACAAAAGGCAAGCGACATGCAAGATGACATCAATGGGCATAAAGGGCTACTAAGTGCAATCATTAAACAAGCAGTATTAGACGCAATGATGGTTCAAGACAGGTCAAGTAAAAAACTTAACCCAATCGTACAAAGTGCATTTGATTTTCTGTTTAGTGATGACGTTGATGTTTACTTACATTTTTTAGATATTGATAAAGACTATTTCCAAAAACACACGGTTGATAGAATGTTTGACAAAGAAACAACTGGACACGTCATAACTGAGGTTAAAAGACGTCAATTCAGGATAAATTACAGGAAATGGGTGCAAGAAAAAAACAAAAAATTAGTCTTTATGGCTACCTATAAAGTCAATCGCAAATGAAAAAGGCAATAGTTACCCTTGCAAAAGACAGGTCTAAAGTTATCCAAATGGTAACACAAGCACCAGATGGGTATGTGGTTGAGATAAAACAAGCAAATCGAACTATCGAGCAAAACTCGCTGTATTGGACTGCTGTTCACGAGATAGCAGAATCAACATTTTTAAACGGCAAGGCATTCACCCCTGAAGTGTGGCACGTCTACTTTAAACAGAGGTACTTGCCTGGTCGCATGATTGAACTACCGAACGGTCAGTTAATTGAAGCTGACGCAACCACCACCGAGCTTTCTAAAGAGGAATTCTCGGACTTTGTTAATGCAGTACTAGCGTTTCAAGCAGAAAACCAATGAACCCTGTTAAGACCCCTTTGGGTGAGATAATTGATTCAAGCTCAGAGGAATGGCGAGCATGGTGTGAAGCTAGGCATGTTTTAAAATTACCAAAGTTAAATGACCGTCAACTTTACATAGAGTCAATTACCAAAGTTCGTGGTCAAAAAGCCTCTCAAACTCTACAGGACAACATTAGTGTCATCTGGAATCTATCGAAATCGTGAACAATAAATTATCTACGCTAGAACGAAAACACTTGGCTCAGGTCAAAGAATTACCATGTTCTGTATGCGATGAACATGGCCCTAGTGAAGCACACCACATAACTCAACATTTACAATTTACTTGTATTCCTTTATGCTCATCTTGTCACAGAAGTAATTTTAATGGTATACATGGACAATCAAGAATTTGGAAAGTCTACAAAAAGACTGAAGAAATTTGTTTAAACGAAACAATTAAAAAGTTATTGTATGGGCTGGTTTGAAGAACGTTTTATAGAAAACACAAGCAAATTGCGTTTTAATTGCGTTATTTGTGAAAAATCTATGTGGTTCCCTTTATCAAAACATGAGAAGTATTTGACCTGTGGGAACGCATGTTCAAAAATTAGGCTTGAGCAAATTAAACAAAGTAAAAAACGATTATGTGAAAAATGTGGAGTAGTGTTTTTTCCACGAGCAATGCAAATTAAACAAGGGCACGGTAGGTTTTGTTCTCAAAAATGCAACACTGCTAAAACCAAGTTTGCAACAACAGTAGAAGCAATAAAGAAAAGAAGTGCATCATACAAAAAAACAATGGAGGCAAAAGGATACAAAAAAGGCGTAGAACACCCAAAATGGAAAGGCGGTCAAAAAGCAACTGTTGCTAGAAGATTGGCTTCTGGTAAAGCTAGGGAATCAGTAAAAAATTACAGGAAAAACAATCCAGAAAAAGTAAGAGAATTTGCTTTAAGGCGAAAAAGCAGGTCTTATGGCAGGTTGCCTAGAGGTTTTATTAAACAATTGTTGTTGTTACAAAAAAACAAATGTGTGATTTGCAGAACAGATGTATCAAAAAAATATCATGTCGACCATGTTATACCATTAGCAAAAAACGGTGAACACAAGCCTGACAACATACAGATTTTGTGTCCGTCGTGTAATGTTAGGAAAAGTAGTAAAGACCCAATAAATTACATGCAATCTTTAGGTTTTTTGTTATAGCAAATCATATGATGCTTAGATATTTGTTGGCTTTGTGAATCTAACAGGATGATTGTCAAATGAAATGCCTATCTAAAGGTTGTAAAACCACCGCATTGTTGATGACTGTTGAGTTATGTTATCCCTGTTCGCAGTTAATTGAGCAAGGTTGCGCTGAGTGTGGTTGCAAAGCGTCAGACGGCTATGCGCTGTATTGCGTAAAATGTAGTGAGCCTATGCGTGAGTGGGTAGGGCTGACTGATGCCGAGATAGCACAAGCAGTAGGCAGCCCACTCGATGAAGTGTACTTAGCTGATTTTCGTAAGGTGATAGCTAAAGTATATGAGAAAAATACCTAAACCGTTTGATATACTTTTTTACCTGTGGCGAATCGTTGGGAATTAGCGACCCAATAGTTTATTTATTCTCAGAAAATCGTGCTTTATCGAGGATTCGCCACACCACACACAGCGTTAAATATATCAATGAACCGTGCGCCTGATTCTAAGGTCTGTGGCGTGTCTTTAACAGAGTAGGTAGGCAAGTCCCTCTCTAACTCTCTACAAATTGTCCTAGAGGTCTCTGAGCCTTTTAGCGACCCGCAGCCGTTCAATAGCAGTAACATTGTCACCGTCAGCCCTGCGCACCCTATCTGCCAAATCCTGAATTGTCCTTGCTTTTGCATTATCAGCCTCTCTCATGTCGTTTTCTGCTAAGTCATAACCTTGCTTGCGCCCTGCTAAATAAATCGCTATAACGCTTAATACAGCCCCAGCAGCGACTATTATGTACCCTTTAAATCTCAGCCAGATTGCCATACACCAGTCCTCATTTGCGTTGCCATTTCTTGTGCACGATTTGGTGTCTGCTCTGCCCAAAGGGACTGCAACATATTGTCGGCTGCACCATCGTAATTGCCAACTTCAATCAATCGCAAAGTATTCTTAAATTGCAAAAGCCCGTGGATTCCCATCTGAAAAGCCATATTAAGTAGGACTGCTTGCCGAGGTGCATCAAGGGTCGTAAAGCACGACAAATTGTGCATCAGGCTGTCATAGACATGATTAACATCGTTAGCTAATAAATACTCAGCTTCTACTTCACTAATGCCACCACCCTTTGATTTGTCTATCAGTCGACCATACCCTACCGTTAAAAAGCCTAGGCTATCTTTATAACCGTGGCTTACAAATCCCTCATGTCTTTTAATCTGCTTTGTTGCTTTCGTCAACAAGTTTTGACTGTTTGATGACTCGGGCAATTGGGCTTGCACAGATGCAGACGATGGCAATGACTCTGAGGATTTCGTCACCGACTTGGGTCGTGACGGAGTCGGGAAGAGTTTGGATAACAGTTGCGACAGCATGAGGGAAAGCCTCCAAGAATGTAAGTATTGCACCGCCTATGATTGACAGTCGTACTGACCACCACTTAGACCAGTCTTTTGCATCATCTACAATTGTAAGTTTCATCTTTTCATTATGCCTTCAATGACTACGGCTGTGACCAGACCAACCACAATCCAAATGAGCTTGTCGACAAGTTTAAACACAGCGCCACGACTGACACTTATTTTCTCAATATCAGCCACTCTGTCTTCCATATTTAACTGTCTAGTATCGTAGGTGTCCATTCTGTTAAATAGAGTAATGATGCGCTCTTCCATTCTTGCAAGACTTATGACAGCCTCGCTTAACTTGTCAAGTTTCTGTTCTATACGTGCCAGTCGTTGCTCTTCCATTTTTTTAATCCAACAAAGTGTTTAAATCAAGTTAAATCATTACTCGCAATATCTGTAACACCCTGCTCGCTTAAAGCATCTTTTAACCTGCTTATAAACGCTTGCTTGCCAACCATAAGTTGGTCTAAGTTAAATTGAGATGATGAAATTTTACGGTCTAAATCTAAGCAATGGTTAACAAGCACCTGTTGTTCTTGCGTTAAGTCTTCGTACTGATATTCAACACCATCAATTGTTAGTGGGGTCTTTTCATTTTTTCCCATAACATGCTCCAAAATATGCTAGTAAAAAGGGCTACTAGCTTACCCCAAAACTATTACCAAGGTACGCCCGATTCTTGCACGGGGTTCTTTTGTGCTTCTATCTGACTAGCAAGGCTTTCTTCTGTTACGTCTTTATCAACGCCATTCGCCCAAACCCAATCTAGCACTTCAAGTTGTGTTACATCAGAGTAAGGAATAGATGGGTCACCTTCACCAAAACTTACTGTGCTGTAGACTGATGAAGAGTAATCGCCATCTGTGGCTGTACAACGCCAATGCGCTACGGTAATGTAGCCCGTTGATACGAGATGCTCGCAAGTGTCGATAGTCCAGTTATAGTTAATCATTTTTATACTCCTGAGTTAAGTTGTGATGCAAGGTACGCTGAGATAACTTCTGCGGTATGTGTCGCTTCACAGATAGCTTGTACCCGTGGGTCTTCGTTTGAGTAGTCATCATTCGGTGCTACAACGTGGCGGTGGAACGTGCCTGAGATTTGCTTGCCGTCTTCCATAATAGCTGTCTTGGTGCGTACTTGAACGCAACCGTTCTCTAACACTTCTATACGGTCTACTACTTGAATCTTTTCTAACATTTTTAATGCTCCTGTTCTATCCTGAGAATCCACTCAGGGTTGGGTTAATCATTGAATAAGTTGCTTTAGTAAGCGACATTTGTGTTCCTTAAACAAAATATGTTGCCGTAAATGTAATGCTTGGGGTAGGCGTCATATTATTTGTCGCAACGAGAAAAGTGCCTGTAGCACGGACACCACCGCTTTCTGTGTTTGTCGATGCCGCCATGATTCCGATTGAATCTAAAGCAGTTGTGAACGGCAAACCGCCTACTAAAATGCCAGTTGCGCCCACGGCAACAGATGTACCACCAGCAACGCTTCCACGTACAACAACCGTGCGACCAATTTTTGTGTATGTCCCCTCAGAACTTGGTGCGCCAACAAAAGTAGCGTAACTAGTGTCTGGCGTCCAAGTCCCTTCCTCATAGTCATCAAGCGTATTAGCGGCATTGTATGTACCTGCTGTTGTGCCAAGTGTGATGCCTGCGGGGACGATTAGGTGACCACTAGCATCTAGCGTCATCGCTTGCGTGAACGAGATAGCATTACCTGCTGTGCCTGATGGGGCGGTAAAGAAACGAAATCGACCAGCATCTAAAGCCAATTTAGTTGCAAAACCATTTGATGCATATGTGTCGAATGCAGTCCCTGATGCGTTGTATCCATTGCAATATAAATCTAATCCGTCTTGTGTTGTCCCATAAACACCAACAGCATTGCCGCCAATCTGAATTGCTCTGCGGTTAGCAAACCAAGCACTCGGAGTAACACCTAGACCTACGTTACCTGCAGAGTCTATGCGGAGGCGTTCTGTGTTGGATGTGTACAAACCAAGAGAGTTGTCATTAGCAAGACCTAAAGCGGCATTTCCAGCAACACCATTTCTGACAAACTGAAGTGACTGACCAAAATCACCAACACGGTCAATTGTTGCGCTAATAGAAGCATACGCTGATGTGTGCAGTTTAGTGATAGGTGAACTCGTCCCAACCCCCAAGCCTGTGGAGGTTAGGCGCATTTGTTCTGTGTTGTTTCGAATAAATTGCACGTCATAATTCACATTATTACCAAACGGTGCTGGGGCTGACAAACCGCTAACAAAACCACCTGTGTAAGACGTAACATTTGCTGTTGTTGATATAGAAAAGAATGACGTTCCACCAGCTCTAAAATTGATTAGATGCGCCCCCCAAGCCGTACCAATGTCAATATTGGCAGTTGTGGCTGGCAATTTAATGCTATCTGCTGAAGTTGCTTCAACTGTTGAAGCTCTAATAGTTCCATTAACATCTAACTTAGCTGTTGGCGAACTAGTCCCAATACCCAACCCTGTGGAGGTTAGGCGCATTTGTTCTGAGCCGCTTGGAGAAAAGATTGCATTCCCAGAAGTGTCGAGTGCAAGCACCGTTTGATAACTTCCAGCGCTTCCTCTTCTAAAGATATGCTGAACGCCCTCAAGAAAAACTGTGTTTGAGCCTGTTGGGCCAGCAGTAAACTGACCGCTATTAGCAGAAATATAACCAGATGATGCGGTTAAATTCGTCCCATCAAACGTCAACCCACTACCACTCGTCAACACCTTTGAACCGTTGAGGTAAGTCACACCGTTGGCTGTGCCTGAATTAAGGGTCAATGCACCATCGTCACCAATTGTGACTGTTGAGTTTTGTATTAGCTTGCCTGTAGTGCCGTCATATCGTGCAATTGCGTTGTCTGTTGCTGACGCTGCACCCACCACATTGCCACCCAAAGATGGTAATGAGTTTGTAATTGTAAAATTAGGGTATGTGCCACTAGTCGTAATCCCTGTACCCGCAGTTAATGCTACCGTTTGGTCAGGTGCTGAGTTAGTCATAACACCCGTACCGCTTGCGTAGCTAATACCTGTACCTGCGCTAACTGATGACCTTGCCCGTGCAGTAGTAAAGTATTCGTTTGTACCTTCAGCTACATTGGTGGTGCTTAAAACAACAGAGCCAGTAAAACCGTTAACACTTGTTACCGCATCGGTGTTGTCTATCTTTTGCCAAGCCGTACCACTATATGTAGCTAAGTCACCTATGTTCCAATCAGTAATGCCGTTTAAGTTTGTAGAACCCGCAACAGACACAGCATAGTAGTAACCCTTAGACCCTACGCTAGAAGTCAATGTAGGTGAATTGGTGCTTGCGTTCCACGTACCTTGATAATTTAACCCGCCCTGTATGGAAGCAGGTATTTGGCTTAATGGTACTGTGCCACCTGCATCAAGCGTTGCTGTACCTAATGCCACCGCTGAGTTTAATACCGCTGATGTGCCTAAACCTAGGCTAGTACGTGCGTCTGGTGCTGTGGTAGCGTTTGTGCCACCGTTAGCAAGTGGTAATGTACCTGTTACTTGTGACGTTAGATTGACACCGCTTAACGCACCACCTAATGTTAAGTTGCCCGTAGAACTAACAGTACCCGATAACGATATACCGTTGACCGTACCCGTACCGCCTACGCTTGTTACGGTTCCTACATTTACAGAACCGCCCAAACTAGTAGACGTGCCGTTGACTGTTATTGCAGAGTTAACTAACTTGTCGTTAGCAATTGACCCCGCAAGCATTGTGTTAGTAACCGTGCCCGTGTCGGTTGTATATACGCCATTGGTGACAGTAGAAGCGTTACCGTTAATACTTATAGTCCATGTGCCTGTTGCACCCGTACCGCTTGGTGTAGGCGGTGTGTAGCCTAATGCTGTAGTGACATCAGCAGAAGTAAGCGTGACAGCACCAATTCTAGTATTAAACGATGTGACACCTGCCGAAATAGCAGGAAGCTCAACTAGTTCATTTGTGCCATCGGTATATAAAAAATCAAGGTAATAAAGTGGGTCTTCGTAAACAATAGATATACTTTCTATGCCTACACCTGATATGCCACGATTTACTGTGACAACAATGTTATTCGCTTGGGTAGATGTAATTTGTAAGTTTGCCATATCAATTCACAATTGCGTCAGAGCGTACAAGGAACAGCAAGAATATAATGCTGTCCTCCGCTGGGGTTGTACCTAAGGCAGGGTAGCCAATCTTAATGCGACCACTAAACCCTGAACCATTGATTGACGCTATGTCTAACTCTGGGTCACTTGCAATCAACCCCCAAGCTGATGAGTCAATGACAAGCGTAAACGTGCCGTTTGCATCCACACGGTTAGTGATAGTTAATGGTACGGCTGTGGGTGGTGGAGAATAATCTGCTATGTCAAACGTCAGACCATACCTGCTGTCTTTAACGTTGCTTAATTGGCGTCTGATTATCTGAGCATCAATAGTTGCGCCCACCAAACTGACTGGTGTTGTGCCGTTTGTAAATGCTAGATTCCAAAACGTGCGCTGTTGGTAGACTAATTCACCCGCAATAATGGGGTTGTCAAAACCAGACACCTGCGATAGTGTGGCCTTGTTAAATACTGGCATGATTGTCCTTTACTTGGAATTACCCGCTATGAACTCACAGCAGGTTAATCATGTCTTGTATTGTTTAGATTGTAATGTTTGTTGTTTCTATTGGCAAGATTTCTTCAACTATAGGTATGTCTTGCCACTTACTAGTGTAGCCTTGTGTGATGTTTATATAACGTACTTGCAATAAAACATCACCGTTTAGTTTTTTATATATACGAAATTCAGGTGTTGAATTTGGATAAACCATTATTCAGCAATAGGCACGTATTCAGCAATGACACCATATTTCCCAGCGTTCGCTTTTGCCCAAATCTCTTTAATGTGTGCGTAATCATCCGTTGCATTAATGCCAGATGGGTGTTCTTCGTTGAATTCGTAATACTTCACGTTGCACGAAAACATAGTATGTTCTGCATCACACCATTGTAATTTTTTAACATATTGAATAGTAAACATTATTTTATCCTTACGAAATTCTAACAAAAAGACCTGATGTCCATGTCGCAAAATAAGTACCATCATAATATTTTGTAACACTTAACCTACTCATTGCTCGCCATGTGCCAGCAGGTGCTGACCCACCACCCGCATAAGGTACTGCTACTCCACTTGAGCCTGAATTCGTTGACGTAGCATCAATGCCTGGTGGGCTTCCAGCGTTGTAACGTAGACTTGAACCTGCAATCGTTGTATTAACGTTAGTTATGGTGCTAGCATTAACAGCAGTAGGTGAACTTATGGCATAAATTAGCGACATATAACTGCCAATGCTATTTAAATCGGTATTTACAATTGTACCCGCTTGACCGTTAAGGCTTAACACACTAGATGGAAACGTAGCATTAACTGTCACCGCACCCGTTGCACTTGAAACACTAACATTTGTACCAGCCACAATAGAGGTGACGCCAGCATTTGTCAAAGTGACAGAACTGCCCAATGCAGCTTCTCCACCGCCTGACATTCCTGTGCCAGGTGACACCGTGATAGAAGAATTTTGTAGGCCAGTATTGTCAGTTGCGCCTGACGTGTTTAGCTTGTTAGCAAATATCGCAAGGTTGAGTGCTTGTGTCATTAGACTGCCCCTGTTCTAGCAAAAGTTTGTTGAACCATAATAGTGTAATTGTTAGTTGGAGTGTATTGCAATGTATACGTGCCAGTACCTGTCGTAAAGTCCACAGCTTCTCGCAAATACAAACCGTTACTGTATAAATTAAACGCCAAGCTATTATAACTAAATGGGTATATTGTTTGACCAATAATAGTAAACGCATCCACATTAGCTGGCGTTCCCGTTGCAACACCTAGATTGTTTGGTGACCATTGCACGACTTCTAATATGCCACTTACATTGTCTGTAAATGTAATCGTCTGCCCAGACAAATTGTAATCTTGCGAGTTAATTATTGTGCCGTTTAAAAACAACAATTCATAGCCGTCATCAATTGTGAACCCTGACGCTGTGTAGCTACCTTGAGCTGTCAGCGTAGCTTGATTGACTGTAAATGATACATACACACCAGTAGAGGCATTTACTGATTTGAAAGACACAATGGCAATAAAGTCACCTGTTATAGCACCGTTGGCTAAAGTGACCGTTCCTGTTGCGCCACCCGTATCTGTATATAGGCTAGGCTGTAACTTTATGCCGTTTCTAAACACCCAGCATTGACCAGAAATATAATCAGCACCTCTAGTAACACTAAAGACAGTCTGGCCACTAGTGGCTGTAAAGTTCTGCTCTGTGTAATTAAAATCATCAGGTGTTTCAAAGCCAACTACTCGGCCATAGATGTCAATCGTAAGTGTGGCTACGGATGACGTTTGTGTGTAAGCACCGCCAAAGTCTAGGTACTGTTGTAAGCTGGCAATGATGTTGCCGTCTGTGTTGTTTGTGATTGCTACCTGTCCAGTTCCAACTGTGGTTGTGCCTGTTTGCAGTAGCTGACCTGTGCGCTGGTCTAAGTCAATTAAATTGGTTTCATCAGGCAATGCTGCCCACAAAGATGGGTCATACAATAATACTTGTGTAGGCGTAAATCGAGCTGTCCCCGCAGCGTACTGAGCAAAACCTGTTGATAAACTAAACTTTCTTCCAGTCCGATTAGCGTACAACAGATACACCACAGTTCCAAAATCAGGCACAGCATCGTACCAAGTATAGTCAGCTGGGTCTGTGCTTATAAATGTGCTTGATTGGTTCAGTAATCCGTAATAAGTTTTGCCTCTAGGGTTAAGACTAAAACCATCACCCGCAAGGCTTGTGCCATACGCAATAGCCAAATACTTTTCGCTATATTGAAATGTGGTGGGTCTCCATTGCAATAAGGTGCTTGCAGGGCTGAATGAGGAGCTGGCAAGGCTGTTTACCATACGGCTAAATATGTACCAATTGCCAGCAGGTATGTTAAGCGTCACTAATGGAAGTTGGAAATTGGTTGTCCACGGTGTGCCGTTGGATTGCACTTCGCTTGTGCCCGCAAAATACATCTGCGTTTCTAATGGATTAGAAAAAGCCGAATACCATACTTCTGCATACTGAGTGATGCCCGACTGACTCGTTGTCACACGTACTGTGAAATATGGGTTTAATGCCGTTGGAAATACATCTACTGTGACAACAGGTGCTAACGTACCAAAAAATGTTGGGTCACCTAAACCAGTATTTGGTGTTGGTAAAAATTCAGTAACACTTACATCATCGTAAACGGTGGCGTTAAACTCTGACATATTGAGTTGTACAGCAATAGAGCCATCATCATTAAATTGTTGCACTATTTTGTTAATTCGATATGGTTTGTTTGTCCAGCCATAATTAGAATTTGTGACCGTAACAATGTCACCCGCATCAAGCTGTACACCTACAAAACTTACCGACACTTGTATCTGCAAGTCTTCTCTGCCGACTTTTAAAAATCGATTGGCAATGTACTGTGCCGTCACACTATTGTTAGTCAAAGGCAGACTAAGAGACAATTTATTAACAGGCTCATTTGGGTACAGTAGCGCAGGGTTAATTTGCGCTAAGTCAAAAGTTGTGGATGAAAAAGCATCTTGATTGCTAACATCGGGAAACTTGCACTCAATGACGTTGTACGATGAAGCAATATCCATTGGTGTAATTTGTATTGCTGAAATCATATTGCTGTCGTTAATGTTTATTGCAGCTGTGTAGTCGGGGCTTTGTACTATGACGCCCCACTTTGCTGTAATTTCATTGTACTTAATTAAGCAGTCACAACACGTAGCCATGTCTTGCAAGTTTTGCATGACTGTTCTAGTAGTTTCTAATATGCCGTTAAATTTAAACCTTGGCTGCGTTGACGGCACACCGCTATTGTTTATATATGTAAAACTTTCATTAGAGTAGGTGTTTAGCGCATCTAAACTATCTGTGTCAATTTGAGTTGACGCAATTGCGCAACCGTACCTTGTATTAACTAAGTAATCCTGTATGCAATCACCCGCTGAGTTTCTGCTATTAGTAATTTGAAATTTAGTAGGCTCAATACCTCTAACATTGGCTGATTGACTATAAGATAAATGCAAAATAGCAAAGGCACAATTAGTCATTAACTTGCTAGAGTCCCAAGTATAAACAAGACCTGCTGTCTGCATAACCTGTATTGCTGTTAAAGGTGAATTAGCAGGAGTATTGCTGCCGTTACTATAAAGGTAAAATTCAATCTTACCGTTGACAGTAGTGTCAACAATGCTTGTCGATTCATCTAATAGGCTTGCTACCGTATAGCCGTTACCTTGAAACTGTACTTTTTTGCCACCAAAATATATGTCACCAAAAGTCATTGTGTCGGCTGTCTGTCCTGCATTTGTATTTGTTACCTCTGCAAGTGCTATGACGTAATACAGCTCTTGGTTGTTTGCGCTGATAGATAAGTCAACTATTTGACCGCCCACAAAAGCCGAGCCATACAGTACTGGTAATTTATTATCTGTAGCAGGTGGCAATTGTTGCCGATTACCAGGGTTTGGGCTTTGACCTGCGTTTGAATCAAAAGATGGTTGATTGGAAAACGCTTTTGTAACAATGGTTGCAACAACCATGTTGATAGCCATTGCTAAAGCCATATAGCCAGCCGTCATAGCCCCCGCAGTTGCAAACCCGCCAATGGCCATAGCAATTGTGACGCCAACCGCATAAGCAGGTACAGCACACATTGAGAGGAATATTGCTACCCAAATTTTAAACATTATTGAATCCAGTTTTCATCTAATTTACTAAAGCCAAATTTGCCATACTTTATGTCAGGACTTGTAACCATCTTTGCTATTGCAAACAAACAAATTCTACCTTCAGCTTTTAATTTATTGCCATACTCAACATACTTCTTTAATAACCGATAGCCAACGCTTGTGTTTCTTTTTTCAGGTACTACATACCACGCAAGTTCTTGCATATATAAAGTCTTGTCACACCATACTGTCGGTGTTATCAATGCCATTATTAAGCCCACGTTATCTTCTATAAACACAATGCCAGCACCAGCTAATATCGTATCTAGTAGCTTGTTCCAATATGGCTCATTGTCCAAATTTTTGTATTGCTGAATATTTGCTTCTTTACGAAACAATTTCATCATCTGAATAATTTGAACTTTATCGTGTATTGTGGCTTGTCTTATCATGAGTTTCTAGGTGCATCTTTACCAAAGTTGTAGTTGATGTTTGTAATAAAAGCTACTCTATCCATACTAGTGTCATTAGGTGCAAAGAATTGCCAGTTGTTATCGTTAGTAAACCTGCCAGCAGTTCTGTTCTTTAAGATGAGTTGCGTAGAAGATGCCGACACACTTATCACACCGACAAACGAACGCACTTCTTCCATCCATTGTTCATTTATTGAAAACGAATTTATGTAACCATTAAAGAATTGATACAGTCCACCCGTGCCACCTGTAGTAATCAGTTCGCCATTAGTATTAAAAAAACCTTTCCACGCCTCTATTTGACTACCTTTGATTTGATTACCTAAGACCCAACCCAGCATCGCTGTGTCAATGCCAACCAATGTAAATGATGTCTCATTTGCCGTGCTTTTAATGTCTCGCTGTGTATCACCTACCTTCATTAAAATGCCAAGCGCACTAAACGCTTCAGCGTCAACAGCTGTTACAGTAATTGGTGAAGATGTAGTGGCAAACCGATAAACCGCATCTGGTGTAGTCACACGTACAAAGTCAGCATATCTAAGGTTGTTTGTATTTTCAACAGGTGTAATGACATTCATAAAACGCTCTCAAATGCTTGAAAGTTTCCGTTCCATTGTATAAAAGAATCATTTGTCATGGGCACTAATGTATAAGTTGGGTACTCACGCAAAACAACGGGAAACGTTGTGCCTGAATACGTAGAGCCACCCATGCTAACTGTTGTACCAAATTGGCCAATGACAGCGTTAATCGGACTTGCAAGTGTAGTTATAAGGTTTCGATGAACTGGAATGGTGACTGTTGACCCGCTGCCCCTTAATACATTAGCAGTAGCAATGTAAGCGTACAGCCCAACTTGACAAAAGTCACCTGTTTTAACTATAAAAAGACTTGAACTGATTGCTGGTAAATTGCCTAAAACAAGGTTTTTATTTAATGAACTTGTTTGCCATTGACAGGTGGCTATCTGACCTGATGTCAAGTCACCTTGATAATTTATATAATTTACCCAACCAGTTGAGCCGAAATTTAAATATTGAGTTAATGATTTATCAGGTATGCGTAGCGCATTTAACAATGACCTGCTTTGACTGTAAAGCAAATAATTCATAGGCTTCATGTCAAAAGCAAACGGCACAACGGTGATTATCTCACTTGTAATTATTTGCTGGTTGCGACTGACTACTTGACCGACAAACCTTTGGTCATTTATTCCAAGTGACTCAGTATTGGCTAGTATTAAACTTAAACTCATGATTATCTTCCCGCTGGAATCGAACGCATAGCAGACATGTTAAGTGCGTAAATGTTCATCTTGTTCTTTGCTAAAAATTGCAAGCCAGACTGAGTATCTATTGCGCTCATGTTTTGAATGACTGTGCCGTTGTAAGTAACACCACCACCACCCATAACATCACTCAAATTGTTGTTTGGAATGATTGCACCTGACCTGCCAGGGATAAACAATTCAGGGCCATTCTCGCCCACTATACTTGGCCCTGTAATCGTGCCACCACTTGCAAATGTTGAGTAAGAGCCTGGGTCACCTCCTGGCACACCACCCGATGCAGTACCCGCACTAAACGCACCTATTGCAAACTTAATACCCATTTGTAATAGTTGACTTGCTTGCATTTTTAGCTGTATTTTAATAATGTCTTGAATCACACTTTCTGCAAAGTTACTAAATGACAATTTGCCTGTTTCAACAAAATTGTCTATAGCCGTGTTCATGTTGCTAACTAAAGAGCCAAACATATCGGCAGCCATTGCGCCATAGTTTTGAGCATCTTCGCTAAATTGTGCAAACGCTTTATTCCACCCAAATGTAAATGTCATTTGTGATGCTATTGTTGCCTCTTCCATCTGTCGGGTAATCTCTGCATACATACCGCCAAGCCTTTCAACCTCTGATGCTTGTCTGTCATACTCGTTAAGCGTTGCAGAATCTGCACCTTGACCCGCTGCCTTTTCCCGTTTGTCTGATATTTCCTGTAACTTGGCACTTGTGGCGTCTAGGACTGCGTTAACCGCCTCCTGTACTCTTTTTTCATTAGTAGCCATACCTGCCATGCTTGCTTTGATTTGAAGCATCTCAAGACCGTGCTGACGCTCTCTCTCAAACTCGGCAGCCACTAGTTGTGCTTCTTTAAGCATATTACCCATCTTGTCAACAGCCTTTGGGTCAACCATTGCAGGTGCTTGTGGCTTTACTAAATCCATTTCTATTATTGGTTTATCTATTGCACTATTCTGTAAATCTTCCATTGCTTTGCTAAAACTTAACCTATTTTTATAACTTTCTTTTTGAAACGCATCAAAGTCTTGTTCGTTTTGTTTTAGCTTTGCCAATGTTGATGCTTGCTTTGCTAAAGCTGCTTCTTGTTGTGCATCAGTAACTGACATTGAATATTGAATGTTTGCCATCACGTAACTGACAACATCAGCTGCGTGAAGTAAAACCATAGCTAAACCACGATGTACGTTTATGACATTACCGATTATGTCAGCAGTAAATGCAAAACCATAGGCTATTTTATTAAGCCACCGTGGTAAATCTGTACGTATAATATCTTGTATTGAACCTCTAAACTGGTCAGCTTCAAGATAAGAATTAAACATTTCTTGAGTAATGCTATTTAAGATTGGCAGTAATGCTGTAGTTGTTTGGTTTATTAACCCTTTAAAAATGCTACCCAATTTGGTCAAGCTGTCGTTAAACTGTTCTGCCGACTTGGTTGTATCGCCAGCCAGCACTAACCCCAATTTTTCTGCTTCTATTCTGAGCTTTTCTGCGCCTTCTCTGCCAGCGTTTAAGAACGGGATTAACGTTGCGCCTGAACGCCCAAATAAACTGTTTGAAATAGCCGTCTTATTTGTGCCATCGGCTAATTGTTCAAACCGTTCTGCAATTTGCAATAACGCATCATCTGTACTTTGTAAACTTTTGTAATCAATTTTAAGTGCGTTAAAGCCTTTGATGGCTTCGCCCGTACCCATAGCAGCATCACTCATGCCCTTGGATAGCCGAACCATACTAGTAACAAGGCTTTCTTGGCTAACCCCTGCAAGGTCTGCCGCATAAGCAAGTGCTGACAGGCTTTCGGTTGTAACACCTGCCATTTGCGCTTGTTTTGCAAGCGCATCCATATTGTTTATAGATTGCTTGGTCATGTATGCAAAAGCAGTACTTGCTGCGACAATAGCAGTACCGACTACAACGGCAGCGTTCTTAACCTTGTCAAGAGACGCCATTGCACCCTTTAAACCTGTCTGAAACTCAGCAGTATTTAAACCTAGTGCTACCCCAAGACGTGCAATGTTTGCCATTATTTACCCTTTTAATATGCTCGGTGCGCCTGGACTCATTAGCGCAAAAGCTAACAGACTTTGATTTACTTGTGCTTTCTTGTCTTGTTCACTTAGTGGTGGGTAAATAAAATCATACGTATTAGGAATAATGTCTTGCAACTTATAGCCAGCTTTGCCTTTGGGTAACATTTTATTAAACTGTCCAGCCGTTAGGTTTCCTAAAACTTCTAGCAAGCCAATGTTGCCAATTAGTCCTGCGTGATACATAACCGATATGTCGGCAAACGTTTCCTCATCTACTAATGCAGGGTCAGCACCGTGAGCTGTTAGATATGCTTTAACCTGCTTACGGACTGACCCAATTACTTTACCTTTGTTTGATTATAAGACGGACTAATCGTTTCACCAATTAACTTAACCAATTCAAGCTGTATTGGGTATGGAAATAGTTCATCAATCATTTCATACGTAATGCTAGACATATCAAAACCGTCTTCCTCTGGCACTAAGTATTGCAACATTAACGTGATGCGTTCTTGCACAACAGCCTTGTCATTTGAAAACTTCTTGATTGAGTTGCCATCGTAAATGACATCATCGTCAGTAATGACTACCATCTCCGATGCTTCGGTTAGGTCTTTGGTCATCTCATCGTAGAATTTTTTAGCCAGTTCTGGGTCTGGTTTCTTTAGGCGTTCATTCATAGAATCAAGTTCTACGGTTAACGGTACACGAACCTTAAAGGTGTGTCCTGCAAACTCAAATGTTCTGATGCGTAACTCATCTTTTGACAAGTTAAATGCTTTGGATAATCCGTTCATTTTAATGCCCTCTTAGCTTGTTTTGCTTTGTATTTTTCAAGTGCAACACCTAACGATTTGCCAAGTGTGCCTGTGACTTCTTGTGCCGAACTTTCTAATGCTGTTCTTAAAAACGGTCTAGCTGCCATCTTAGATGTACCAAACTCTAATGCTGTTGCCCGTGCATCGCTGGCAATACCTACTTGCTTAAATTTACTATCTGTCTTTTTGTTTTTAAATGTCATTTTAGCTAACTGCTTTCCGCTTGCTGTGGTGACTGCACCAATTACCACATCACCATCCAAAATGTATTTAGACTTAAAGTCTTGCTTTCTTGGCTTACGTGCTTCAACTTGTAAACTGTGGGCAAGTGCGCCTGTGTCCTTTGCTACCAATGACCTTGCTTTTGCTAAAACAGTTTTCATTGATAACCGCACAGCACTACGCATAATGTTGGTTGAGTCTTTCTTGCTAAAATCATTACTGATTTGTTTAAATAACTCGGTTGTTTCTTCCCAACCTTCAAACTCTACTTTAACTATTGTTGCCATTTCCATCACCTTTAATGAGCTTGTGATAGATAGAGTTATTAAGTCGCATAACGTAATCCGTAACTTCTTCGGGTGACATACAGTCAGCATGACGTGCTGCTATTTCATGCGCTAAGTTAATGCCCGTAATACGTTGTTGCGTGAAACCAAACCAATTTTTGATACCCGAGTTACTTTGCATCAAAAGATAGTTTAATAACTCGTTGCTGTTTTGTATTGTCGTACTCATGTTTAAGCCTCTTTCTTTGGTTTTGGTTTTGGGTTTACCCGTGCCAAATGTTGCAAGCAAAGTTCCTCAACTGTACCTGCTTCAGCTTTTGCTAATGCCTCATGCACTTCGTTAGCGTCAACAATTAACGTAAGTGCAACGGTATCCAAACTTCGATGTGTAGTTGACAGTATTTTAATTGCTTCGGCTAATTTCATGTGTTGTTGCTCCAACCATATTGATTGCCCCTTGGGTGTACTGTGAATACACACTTGGCTTCAGCACCAGGCTGGGCATCAATTTGAAATTGGCTGACACGACCATTAAACGAATAGGCAATTGTGTTTGCACCATCTACCGCAGCAATTACAAAAGTTCTATCAATGACACCGCTGTAAGCATCGCCACGAATCAAAAGTAAACCTGCGTCTGATGGATTCCAAGGTGCTGTGATTGTCAACGATGTTGGCGCTGATTGCGTAGGTATCTTGTCCGATTGACGTGAACCAGCAAGTGAATAGTTAGCCATTGCGTCATCTTGACCGAACGCTGGCACGGCTTCAACATTAACAGGGACACCCGCTGCGCCTGTGCCGTTTGCAACAGTACCGACAATGGTTGCGACCTGTCCTGTCCAAACAGACAAGTTAGCTGTAGAAAATGATGTGGGTGTTGCACCCGATTGCATCCATAGTGATACAGCAAAGCCTGGCAATACTTTTGATGGGATAGCCATAATAAACCTTTATGCGTTGTTAGACCAACCGAACTGGTTGCCTCGTGGGTGGATTGTAAATATAGCCTTTGCTTCTGCGCCTGGTTGTGCATCAATTTGAAACTGTGAAACACGACCATTAAAAGCGTAATAGACAATATTTGTGCCTTCAGTAGCAGAGATAACAAAGGTACGGTCAATAACACCTGAATAAGCATCACCACGCATAATTAACAATTGCGAATCGCTTGGATTCCAAGGTGCTGTAATGGTTAAACTTGTGGGTGCTGATTGCGTTGGAATTTTATCTGATTGACGTGACCCAGCAATGCTAAAGTTTGCCATTGCATCATCTTGGCCGAATGCAGGAACAGCCTCAACGTTTATAAGGTTGCCACTTATTGCAATTGGTGCAACACTTGCAACCAAAGATAATTGTGCCGTGGTCAATGGGGTAGGTGTAGCTGTAGGTTGAGCGTAGAGAGCTGCACTAAAGCCTGGGAGTACTTTGTTAGGGAGAGCCATTTTCGTTCCTTAATAAAATTAAATGAGTTCTATATTATGTTGGAATGTCCAAGGTGCAATCCATAATCACCTGCTGCAACCCTATTTCATTGTCGTATGTGTTGTATAACCAATCAACGTCAGCTTTACTTATGTAAAACCCTGCTACGCCACCAAATTGACCACTATAGCCATGTAGCGATTGTAATATTAAATTACTGATTGTCATAGCATCTTCAAAAGTCTGAGTGAATACCGAGATTTGAAAAACGGGTCTATCAATACCTTTATTGTTTTGATTCGTACCTGTGTAAACCTCTTGATGCACGTTTCGCAGATTCCACGTTAAGAACTTTGGTTGCGTTGCATAGTTACGATTAAAGTTTGCGTAAACAGGTATAGGCGTAACAATATTAGCTAATTGATACTGAATAGCTTTTGCATATTCGGCTGGATTATTTTGGCTCATACAGGTGTACTCGGGT